CTGGCGCGGCAGCAACGCCCATCATTCCGGCAACAACGGCAGCCAGTGCAGCTGTATTTCTCCGGCTGGTCACATTTGCCGGGCCGTTAACAATTTCCGGCCCGTTTTCACCGACGATGCCAAACTGCCCGCGCGGGATATACCCGCCGCTGTCATACATCCCCGCAAAGCCATATCCCCATGATGGAAAACCACCCGATGGCATCATCACTTTGCCGTCTGCATTCACTGTTGCGGGTTGCTGACGCGTCACGCTTTCCGGCAGTTTCGCCTTTGCAGCCTCTTTACTGATAATGCCGAGTTTCTCCAGCAACCAGGAAACGCCGGATTTCAGGGAGTCCAGCGGATGCATGACCATATTCAGCCCTTCCGCCAGTGCCTCCCCGAATCGCCGCCCCATTGCCGCTGCGCTCTGCAGTTCGGCAGAGGTCGACTTAACGGGCGTCAGCAGATCAGTAAACCAGCCCCACAGCGCCTGCACTTTGTCGCCAATCCACTGGAACACGGGCTTAAGCGGTTCGAACGCTGCACTGATGGGACCTGCCGCCGCTTTGAATCCTTCCACCACGCCACCGAGAAATGCGGTGATGGGTTGCCAGTATTTCCAGACAACCAGCGCCACGCCCGCCAGTGCAGTAACCACAAGACCTATCGGACTGAGCAGAGCACCTAACAGACCAGATATGGCATACAGGGCAACGCGCAGCATCGCCAGCGGACCGGATGCCAGCACACGAAGCACCACGCCTGCGGCAGCCAGTCCACCGCGCAGTACCGCCAGAGGATTCATAAACATCACAGCAACAGCACGTAAACCGGATAATCCAGACCGCAATAGTGCAACCGGCGCACCTGCTACAGTTTTCAGGACATTTCCCGTCAGTGATGCCGTACGGCGCAAAGACGACAACGGCGCAGTAAGTAAACCCGCTGCGTTACCCGATGAAGCAAGCCCGCGTCGCAGCACTGCCAGTGGTGCGCCTGCCAGCCAGGACACCGCGTTGTTGGTTCGGGTTACTGCTGCCGTAACGGAAGGTAACGTTTTGATACCCAGCACAGAGAATCCCAGACGGATCACTGCCAGCGGCCCCAGCACTGCAGCCAGCGCCACCGCTAAGGTGCCGAGGCCTACGGTAACCGCAGCCACAACAGCCGCTACTTTCATCAGTGTGCCTGTCAGTTCCGGGTTAGCTTCCACCCAGCGACGCAACGCCCCCGTGACGCTTTTCACCGTGTACAGAATATCCATCAGCGGCTGGCGCAGCGTTTCGCCCAGGCTGCTGAAAGTGTTCTGTGCTCCGGTTTTGACCAGCAACCACTGAGCAGAAAGTGAGTCTTTGTTGATGTCGGATTCTTTCTGCATGGAGCCGAGCGCATCATTGCCCGCAGTCAGTTTTAGCTGGCGCTGAAGTTCCGGCAGGTTGTTTGCCAGTTTCGCCGCGTCATCGCCAAACTCTTTACCAAACAACATGGTCATGGCAGACAGACGCTTATCCTGCGGCAGTGCGTTCACCTTCTCCAGCACACGCTGGATAGTTCCCATCGCATCCTTCGTCATCTGCTTTTCAATCACTTCAGGATTGAGTTTCAGCAGATTCATCCCTTCAAAGAAACTCTTGCTTTGCATGGTGGCAATGGACAATTCACGCACCATCGCGTTTGCTGCACTGGCTGCAACCTCCGGCGCAGCGCCCAGTGTCAGGAAGGTGGAACCCAGCGCCGCCGCTTTACGATAATCCAGACGGTCAGCCACACCGCCCAGACGTTGCATGACATCAATGATGTCTGCCCCTTTCGACATGGCGTTATCATCCAGATAGTTCAGCGCATCACCGAGCTGTTCAATATTGCGGGTAGGGATTTTGTAGAGCTGGGCGATTTTCCCCAGACTTTCTGACAGTTCATCCGCTGGCAGCTCAAAGGCTGTTGCCGCCTTTGCTGCCGTGCTGGCGAAGGCCAGCAGGTCACGTTTCTGGTCTTCCCAGCTGTCGTCAGGATTTGCGACGTTCATGCGCGCACCACCTTCAACCAGTGCGGCAAAGTCCACAGCACCGTTTTCCATCGGCAACTGTTCGCTGGCACCCTTGATGGCATCCTGCATTTCGTAAAAACGCGCGGTGCGGTTGCCATTATCGTCACGCAGACCATTGACCTGCTTTGCCACACCTTTCATGGCATCTTCCATGCTGGTATAGTTTTTTACTGCCGCCATCACTGGTGCGCCCATTGCCAGCCCTGCAGCCGTGGTGGTGGCTCCGGCACCTGCAATACGATCACGCACCTCCAGCGAACGGGCATAACTGGCACGCGCCGCATTCATCCTGCGCTGAGCTTCCCCCAGTCGCTTCAGCCGCGCCTCTTGTTTCGAAAGTTCCTGGTTATAACGTGATGTTTCACGGGCTAAACGGGCAGTTGCTCCCACATCATCTTTCGCAGAAATTCCCGCCCGGTACAGTTCTGCACGCACAAGCGCCGTTTGCTTCTGCAAATATTTTTGTTGTTCTTCCAGGCGTTGGACTGCCAGCGTTTGCCGACCTAAAGCCACAAGATGCCTTTGTGATGGTTGTTCCATCGCTTCCAGCTCAGAACTAAGCAAATTTGCCTTCTGTCTGGCATAGTTCAGCCTGTCGCCTAACTTTTTGTTATCGGCCTGCAGCTTGCGAAATTTTTCTAGGCTGTTACCCGCCTGATTGAGTTGCTTTAATGCGTCACGGGAGTTTCTGATTGCGCCAGCCAGCTCTTTCGAACTGGCCTGTGCAGCACGGAATGGGCGGGTGAGTTTGTCAACCGCATTAAGAATGACCTGCAGGCGCAGGTTATTATCACTCATCGTTGGCCCCGCTTCTCTGAATCGCTTTATACCGCCATTCCAGCACTTCGGTCAGCGGCATAACGTCAGTAACGGATGGCGGCCAGTGAAAAATGGTGGCGATATCTGCCACCAGATCGTCAACCGTCAGGCTGTCGGTAAACCGGCAAGCACCGACTTCTTCAACAAAAAAGTGACAACCTCAACCGACATGGCAGTGAGATCTGCCGGGTCCATCTCTGCAATTTCCTGTGCAGTCAGCGCCGGGCTGGAGATGCGGGGGATCACGGTCATCATCGCGTTCACATCCATATCCATAATGGCCTGCAGACGTGTACCGCGCAGCGCACCGGACTGCGGTTTACGCAGCACAATTTCGGTGATTTCAGTTTTACCACGCATGATGGGGGTATCCAGTTGAATGGTCTTTTCAGTCTGCTTATCGCTCATTTTGCTGTCCTGTAAATTAGGTTCTGGCGCGGCATTCCGCGCCGTTCAGATACATCAGAGGCCGAGGGCGTTGCGGTGCGCTTCCATCAGGTCCACACCGTCCACAATTTCCACCATGTTGATAAGGTCCACTTCATAGAGCACCTCACCATTGATAGTCAGCTTCGCGTAGCTGTTGGTACTGGTCACTTTAGTGGTGTTGCTTTCGCCCGTCTTCCACTCGCCGGAATCCACTTCTTTGTGACGTCCACGCACCACAAGCTCCACGGCCTGCACTTCCCCGGTATCATCACGCTGGATAGAGCCGGTAAAGCGCAACTGGATGCCATCCACCGTGGCTTTGCCCATCTGCTTAAACAGCAGCAGCTCAGTACCACCAATGGAAAATTCTGTGTCCAGAGCACTGTCATCAAGCCCCAGATCCACATCCACCGCCCCCGGCATTCCGCCGCCGCGATACTTCTCATATTTGCGGGTGAATTTCGGCAGCGTCAGCGACTCAACGATCCCCTGCCAGTTGTTCCCGTCGTTAAACAGGTTCAGGTGTTTTAATTTGCGTGGTAAAGCCATGTTGTCCCCTTACGCGCTGACCTGGCTGGAGAAATTCACCAGGTACTGATCGGTGATGCGCTGACGCAGCATCAGGTTTTCAAGTGGCGGCACTGGCGTGTAGTCGTAGTCGATGGTGAGCTTCCCGGCTTTCAGAGTATCTTTGTCGTTCACCGACTCATCCAGCCAGCAATCACCACCAATGAGATAGCCCTGACTGACCAGGCTGCGCATTTTGGCGCGGATACCTTCGATAATGTCGCGGGCCAACGACGGGTTCAGCGGTTTGTCCACCGCCCACATATGCGCTTCTGCCATTGTGTCCATAAGTACTTGCGCCGTGCGGGTGTAGTTTTCGAAGGCAAAGAGCGGGTCATCACTCAGGCAGCGGGAACCCCAGAAGCGGAAACCGTCTTTGCGGATAAGGGTGGTGACGTCGTTCTGGTTCAGCAGTCCCGCATCTGTTGCCGTGTCCTGCAGATCCCAGAACACATCAGCAGAAATTCCGGTGACACCGTTCACGCCCACGTTGGACAGGCTTTTGTGCCATCCGGTCTGCTCGTCAATTTTGGCGCGCAGACCAAGCGCACGGGCGGTGGCATATGCCGTTGCTTCGGCATTCAGCACCGTGTCCCAGCCAGTAAAGTCAGGCCAGATCAGCATCCCTTCGCGCTGGCTGAAGTTTTCACGGTAAGTGATCGCCTCCTGTACCGTCTTGCAGCCATACGCTGACAGGTAAGCAAATCCACGCAGGCTTTGCGCCACGCTCAGCAACTCAGTAGCTACCGCCTTGGTGTCGTGGCCTGGCACACCGAGAATGCGCGGTTTAACGCCAAGCTGTGACTGGGCAGATAACAAGGCTTTCATGCCTGTTTTTTTACCTTCAGCGGTCACTGCTCCGATGATATTGGTCGTGGTTTCTTCTTCCGTTTCACCCTGCGGCACACGCACAACAACGGTCACGGGTTTTGCCTGGTCAGCGATGGCGTCCAGCGAACGGGCCAGCGTACCGGACTCACCCGCTTTACCGCTGGCAGTCAGCACATCAGTGATCAGCACGGGTTTATTAAGAGGAAACATTTTTGCATCGGCATCATCGCCCGTGCAGACCATACCCACGATGGCGGTGCTCACCGTGGTAATGGATCGGGTGCCTTCGTTGACTTCAACAACGCGCACCCCGTGGTGGTAATCCTGAGCCATAGCGGCGAACCTCCTGATTGGATTAGGCTTCGCCCTATGTTGAAGTGATTGTGTCCGACAAACAGCTAAGCGCAGTTGTACCGTTATTCACACAAAATGACGGTATTTGTCCGCTTGCAGGAATAATCAAAATAATGCTGATTCAGGGAGATTCATTGCTCTTATTTGCCGGAAATTTTCTATAAATGGTAGAAACGCCTACATCAAAAATCAGTGCAATACGCTGTCTTGATTCTCCGGCCTCGAGTAAACGCCCAATCTGTGCCCACTGTTCGGTAGTCAACTTAGGACAGCGTCCACCTACTCTGCCTTTAGCACGAGCTGCAGCCAGCCCTGCCCTGGTTCGTTCAACTATCAGTTCGCGTTCCATTTCAGCCAGGGCACCCATGACATGAAAAAAGAAACGGCCCATTGGGGTACTGGTATCAATACTGTCAGTCAGGCTTCGGAAATTCACGCCGCGCTGGCGCAACTCTTCTATCAGCGTAACAAGATGCCGCATACTGCGCCCCAACCTGTCCAGCTTCCAGACAACCAGTGTGTCACCTGCCGATAGTGTCCTGAGCAGTTTTTTAAGCCCCGGTCTGTCGGACTTAGTGCCACTGATTTTGTCCTCAAAAATCCGCTCACATCCCGCGCAGTTCAGTGCATTACGTTGCAAATCGGTGTTCTGGTCATTTGTTGACACGCGTACATAGCCAATAAGCATGATCAGTCCCCTGAATAAAAACCGGGGATGATGCCAGTTAGTCGTAATCGCTGCATTTTCTTAAACGTTGGTTTGGGAGAATTATCT